GTGGAGAAATCCACTCGTTCACGCGAAGCCCCAGACAAGTCTTTACTGAGACCCTGGACTTCAAATAGCTGCGCTAGGCAACCCCTATCCGTCCTTTTCTGCATTTGGTTAGTCATTTGCGATAAGGAACACATGCATGTTGAAGGGAAGATTCCTCAATTCCCCCTCTGTACAATAGGGTACAGTGTGCATGGATCCTAGCTATGGTGGTAAGACCACCCTGGTCGACACATTCTGCAGAACGTTGGGCTCCGCTACATCTCGCAAATATTTGTAGTTTACCCCATTTAGAAAGGAACCAGCCTGTCAAGCCTTTCAGTCCTGTAGCTCTTGTTAGATCGGACCACTAGACGAATATCATTCATATCTTATGAACAATAAAAGTACCAATGGTAAAATCACCAGTAACCTTCGTTGGATCCGTAAGCGTGAGCTTCGGTTCTTCATGATGGTTCCTGTGTGGCTAATGGGACTTCGGGCTTATTGGAAGACTTGTTTCCTTCCAATGCACGATAAGATCTTGAAGCTATGGCAGGTAAACGGTAGCCTTTGGCTTACCCAATACTTGGCCTTAGCTTCTCGAATCATTATCTTGTGGATTGGTGGGGAGGCTTACAAAGAGACAACCTCGTCAGTACGAGTTGGCTTAAGCCGGCAAGGTCTGCCCTTATTATTACCTGGACCGCTTCGGAAGATCTTCCTCCTTATTAAAGGTGAAGATCAGGCCTTTGCGTTAAAGGTGATTCGGGTGACCCTGTCTACGCTTTCGGTTTACCGTGTTATCGGCTGTGTCCCTACACCAAAGTTATCCACCATTACGGATGGATTCTCCGGTGTGAACGCTACACTTGCCTTTTGGGAAGTGAGTCAGGCTGTTAACATGGTTGCCAAGAGTCTTGTTCTTTCACAAGCCAGCTGGCGGTACCTTTCGGAATCGGCAGGTCCTAATTTCAAGAAGTCTACCTGGTCTGCTGGGTTAGATGCTCTAGCTTTCCTGTACCATCCATTAGTTTGGTGGCACTGGTTGTCTATTGCATTTGTCCAACGCGCCTGGGTCTTATTGATGTGGAACCTTTTCACCATCATGGTGAGCCTTCCTGTAGTACCCCTATTAATCGTGGTCGGTAAGATGCCACGGAAACTTGGAAAACTCGTTACGTTGTTTGAAGCCCGTGGGAAAGTCCGGATTGTTGCGGTGACTGATTGGTGGACGCAAGCTCTTTTGAGCCCGTTACACACAGCCATCTTTAACATTCTTAAGACGATCCCTCAGGATGGTACATTTGACCAATTAGGTCCGGTGCACCGACTTCTTACATACGTTCGAGCTTCTGGGTCTCCGGTGTATTCTTATGACCTCTCAGCCGCGACTGATCGACTTCCCATCGCATTCCAGGTTCAGGTATTGAAATCTTTCGGGATTCCATACGCTGATTCCTGGGCTGCTTTGCTAGTCTCGCGTCCATGGTATCTTAAGGATCAGCCTATTAAGTATTCCGTTGGCCAACCAATAGGAGCGTTGTCATCTTGGGCGATGTTAGCGTTATCTCACCATATTTTGGTGCAGATTGCCGCTGCTCGTACAGGTGTCAAGGGGTGGTTCACTCACTATGCCTTGCTCGGTGATGACATTGTCATTGCAGATGAAGGTGTGGCTAAGTGCTACCTCTCGTTGATGCAATCTCTTGGTGTTTCCATTAACCTATCCAAATCTTTTGAAATGGTTTCTGGGACCTTAGAGTTTGCTAAACGATGGATTTCACCAACCCTAGGGGATCTTTCCCCTATGGGACCTGGTTTAATCCTTGCTGTTATTCGAAATCCGCGGATGCTCAGTACTCTGATTCAGGATGCCCTGAACCGAGAGTTTGTCTTTTCTTCGCGCGTTGTGGGAGATCTGAATCGGATCATGAAATTTCTACGGCCCAGTTCCTGGGCTAAGAAGTTCCGTAATCCGATCCTTTCTTCGGTTATTGGACCTACAGGTGGTTTATGGGATACGGCCAGTGGGCTTTATTTTAAAGCTGTCTGGATCGGTATATTCCCACACCTTATGGCTGACAAGTTAACACATCTTACGGAA